ATTCTATTCCTTAACCCGGCAATCAGAGGTCTTGACAGGATCTACCGGTCAACGACAGATCCCACTATAAGAAGCAGCGTATTGGCCCGGATGGGATTATTCCTTGCCATTCCCGGTATTATCAATGCCATAATGATTGCGCTGTGGGCTTCGGATGATGAGAAGGAGGAGTATCTGAGCGCACCGGCATACGAGAGGGATATGTTTTTCCGGGTGCCGGTGAACGGAGGATGGGTTCTTATTCCAAGGCCGTTTGAATTGGCTGCCATCACGAGTATTTTCCAACGGATCACAGACAAGGTTATCCTGGGTGATGACAATGCGTTCACTCCGGAATACTTTAAGAGCATCGGACATCTGATTTCTCCGGTGGACGTTGCCGGGATCCTGGGTGGGTACTCAGGGGTGATTGCGGCCCTGTTTAATTATGATTTCTTCCGGCAGAAGCACATTGTTCCCCCGAAGGACGTTGATATTTCAGTTGTATCCAGGAATACGGCATATGCAAGTCAGTTCAGCCAGGCTATCATGGAAGCCTCAGATGTATTCTCCAAAGGAGAGGGACACTATCTGTTAGATGCAAGAAAATTGGATGCGTTCATTCAAAGCCAATTCTCATACTACGGGAATTTTTTCCTGAAAGCAACAGAGTTATTGATCCCGGGAGAAGGCCAGGACAAGTTCAAATTCGATGTAACTTCATCAGGGTTTTTCAGATATGCCAATGCGTATGCAGAACCGAACACTCAATGGGTATTGAATACATTCAAGGAGCATCCTGCGCTGAAGGTGATGTTTGAGGAGGAATATGTCACATTCTCCCACCTGATCACAGCATACTTCTCAGAGAAGGCCGCACGAAATCCACAGGTTCAGAGAGAGGTCGGAAAAGCCCTGAGAGAGTTTTCGGCAGCCAAGAGAGAGGCATGGAAGGATGTTGATTTTTATAAATTAGACAAAGAATGGAAGCAGTTGAAGGAGGCAAAACGTTCAACTTTTTAAACTTTTAACAATGGACAACAGGGGGACAGCACACAGCAAGCCAACAAGAAAAAAAACGAGAACAGGAGGGATATTGACTGACAGCGAATTTACAGCACTAACAACCTTATTAACACACATGGATGAAAGACTACATGGTGAAATCAAGGCGGTCCGGGACGAGGTAAAAACTACCTACGAGGAGGTTAAGAAGGTCAACGGGAGACTCCGTAAGGCAGAGGATGATGTTATCATAATCAATCAGGAGTTGGAGCATCGTGGAGAGACTTGTTTTGTCAGGCTTGAAAACATGGAGCCGTCACAGAAATTGGTCAAGCATCTAAACTTTATCTCAAAACACTACAAGAAATTCATTCTTGGGTTCATTGTGTTATTGATAGTCATCCAGGCAGTTGTTGATACTGCCGTGGACAATCAATGGATATCGGAAGTAATAAAGTGGTTCAAATGAAAAACACCGTATTCTTATTTGACTCCGGACACGGAGGGATGATAGATGGACTCTATCAGACGGATCCCTACATAGGCAAATACCACCGGTTCTCAAACGGAGAGGTTGCATATGAAGGTGTGATAAACAGGCTGATCAAAAAGAAGGCAATGGATCTGCTGACAACTGCAGGGATCCGTTCCGTTGATATCTGCCCGTCAGAGTTGGATTTACCTTTAAAGCTGCGGGTTCAGTACGCAAATTTACTGATCCATGAGTACCGGGATTGCGTGTTAATATCCTTGCACTCAAATGCCGGAGGGGGCAAGGGATTCGAAATCTACACCACTCCCGGGAGAACCAAGTCAGATGAATATGCGACTGCGTTTGCCAAGGAGTTTTCCAATGCTTTCCCGGAAATCCCGGTCAGGGCCGATTATGCTGACGGAGACGTTGACAAAGAGAATCAGTTTTACATTCTCAGGCACGTTGCCTGTCCTGCGATCCTGCCGGAATTTTTATTCTATGACAACCTGCAGGATTGGAATTTGTTAAAAAATCCTGACATTCAGAGGCGATATGCCGAAATGATACTTAAATTTGTTCAAGCAGTAACCATTTAAAATTGATGCGTATGAAAAAATTTGTGATTTTTCTTTCAATGTTCGTTGTCCTGATGATGACGACAGTTGCGCTCGTTGCGCAGGACGTTGTCCCTGTGCCTGACGATGTGATGGACATCTTCACACAACTGAATCTGTATTTCGGATCTCTTGCCGGGATTGCAGCCCTCAGTACTTTCCTTGCAGCATTGCTCAATGGTGCGCTCAAAGTGACAAAGAAATTTGTGAGGCAGCTTGTGGCGTGGCTTGTGGCGATCATACTGATTGTCGGGGCAAATCTACTCAATTACGGGTTTGCGGCAGAATTCAGTATTCTTAAATCCATTCTGTATGGACTTGGGGCAGGGCTTGTGGCAAACGGGATCTTCGATATACCGTTTGTGAAAGTTCTACTTGATACCGTTGAAGGATGGTTTAAACCGGCAACTCCCCCCGTAAAATGAGGAGCTTACTCATTTTTCTCGGGCTGGTGGTTCTGTGTGGTTGCACCTGTCAGGTTGCAATCTCACAGATTCCACCCCAATATCTGACCGTTGATAATAATTGTCAGGCCGTGCTGCCGGATTATCGCACAATGGTCAATATTACCGACAACTGCGGAGTGAAGGATACCCTTCAGACCCCTGCACCGGGATACGTTCTCGATGCCGTCAACCAATCGGTTGAGGTTACAATCCGAGCAACGGATCTCTTTGGAAATTTCTCTGAGGTAAAGTTCATGGTGACAGCCAAGGATGCGAAACCTCCGGTAATTACCCCAACGGGAGATCTGCTTGCGGATAATTGGAAGGTTATAGATCTCATGTATGATCAGGCTGAGTTAATGCTTGCGGAGCAGGAGGCCTTCTTTGATGCCAACTTTGATTGGGAGGCGGCCGGGATCCCGGAGGATAAACGACCCACAGGGCAGTATGATACAAAGGTCCTAAGCGTCATGTCTTCTCCCGGTCATGCCAAAACGGGATATGGTGGCCGTACTTATCTATTTAAAAGCAATAATGATGAATTCATCGTAAAATGAAACGATGGCTGATCATATTGTTATTGATTCCTGTCATAACGTCTGCCCAGGATACTTTGATGTATCAGGGGCAGACTTATGTTGATACCCTATGTGATGTTTCGTATGGAGTGACCTTCAACCGGACGGCCCCGGTAAAGTTCATTTTTAAAAATAACTCTGTCACGGGATGCAATACAGGAGGGTATATGCTTGAAGCAGGACAGGAGGCACCAACTCAGTACACCAATAACTTTCGGGGTGCAGAGATCGTCGGCAATAAGATAACCTGGGTAGGAAACCAGGATGCCAACACCATTACTCATGGTGTGTTCACCGGGTATCATACGGACGTTAAGATCATGTATAACTATCTTGATCACGTCCCGATGAGCATCATCCGGAAATCAAATGGATTGACAGACTCAACGGGAGTCGTGGCGTATAACATCATTGTGAGTCCCCCGGCCGTGGGAGTGGTTGTGAAGGGAATGAACGGAGTCCGGATCTATAACAACACATTTTATAGTGAAGACTCTCTATATGTAGGTCCGGGGATAGGAACGTGGCGGGGCTTGATAGATGTGTACGAGAACGATAATCCCGTGGGAAGTGCAAAGGGAGTCAAGATCAAAAACAACATCTTCTACACTAAGAGAAAGCTCACAAATATCAACGTCATGAATGAGTCATGTCTTGAAGGATTTGAGAGTGACTATAATGTGTTCTGGTGCGAGGAAGGGGAGCCAATGTTCATGATAGCAGGAACCAGGTTGACTCTGACGCAATGGAGAGCGAGAGGTTATGACCTGCACTCGTCAGTTCTCAATCCATACTTTAAGGATCTGATCAACTTTGTCCCAACCTTCAGGATTCAATGGGGTACTCCCACGGAGTTTGATATGGGGATTGCCGCAAGCGACTATTGGGCCACAGGATACGATATGGTCCTGACTAAACAGAACGGTCCGTATTGGCAACAGGGAGCTAAGATCTACGAAGGGGATCTTGTGATATTCTACCGAATTGGTCAGTTGATCCAAGGTGACTCTATCAATATGCCGTTAGAGACGGGCAAGGTTGTGATCAATCAGGGAACAATAAAAATTGAGCAATGAAAATTCAAAAGGACAAGTTGTGGCACTACATCATAATCTCTCTGATTTGCCTTGTAGTGTTGATTACCTCTCATCTGTGGTATCCGATGCACTACAACTATGACTTAGGCCTGGCTGCAGCAGTTGGTATTTTTGCGGCCGCTTTTAAGGAATACGTCATGGACAAACTTCTTGGGTGGGGTACTCCGGAGTTGATGGACTTCTTTTGGGGCTTTGTAGCTGCAGTCGTGACCCCGGGTCTATGGCTTGTAGTGGAAACGATATTAGGGACGGCTGAACCCCTACCAAACTTCTTGCGATGAATCTTACAGAGGAAATACGCAAAATTTTGCAAAACATTAAGGCAAATCTGACATTACTCAGGGCAAGTGGCATCATACTACTCCTGGGTATCTTTGTTGGCTCAATTTGGCTAAATGGTTGTCAAAAGAAAGAGATTCTGGATCTGTCCAATAAGATATCTGCCCTCAACACGAGGAATGATCTCTTGTTTGAGGACATCCGGATCCGGGACAGCGTGATTCTGATCAAGGAGGAGAAGATGAGTGAGATCCGGGATAGCCTGATCATAGCGGAGAGGTCCGGAAGGATAATGAAGGGCAAGTATGAAGCTCTGAGACGAAAGTATGAGGCCTTGGCTGCCAGCCTACTTAATGTGACAGCCGACAGCAGTTATAGCTTCCTGATCCGTGAGGCGTATCCTTATACGGGTCCAATGAAGTATCCATTCAATGAACCCCAGGTCCGGGGAATACACATGACGTTTTTACAGAAGTCGCAGCTTGAAGGTATGAACATGAACCTTACGGGACAGATAGCCCTATATGAGCGACAGTTGGCATTGAAGGATACTCTGTGTAATGAAACAAGCGAAGTGCTTGCTATGGTCAAGCAAACCAATCAGGATCTCAAATCTGTAATAGGGAATAAGGATCTTGTCATTGGGGAGCAGGAGAAACAGATTAAGCGTGAACATCGCAGACGTATATTTTGGCAGATAACATCCGGAATTGCGTCAGCGTTGGCCATTGGCTTTGCGTTATAGTGATATCGTTTAGACGGTGTATAGGGGGATCTCGGCAGGTCCCCCTTCTTTGTTGAAAAAAATATTTCCAAAAACATTTGTTTGAACAAATATTATCAAATACATTTGATGAAAATAATTTTACAAGCTATGGAGGAAAAGATTATAGGACTTCTCGAAACGACAGTTAATCTTGTCAAGAGGGATCCGGAGATGGAGGCCAAGCTGATGCAGAAGCATTCTATTCCGGAAGATAAGGCCGATAAAGTACGGTCTATGTTAAGGTACAACCATTGGACTGTACAGCAGTTCAGCGATATTTCAGGACTGGCACTAAGCACCATTGCGAACCTTACCAGGCCAAGTTACAAGGACGGGAAGCTGACCACTTCCCTTGACTATGCGTATCCGTTTGCGGATCTTGAAGGCGATGGTCCTAAGTTTATAGTCAGGAACGAAAAGAGCGAAAAATATCTGCCTGATGGTGACATTTGAGGACAAGGGGAAAAAGAACCTCAACCGGCGGC